ACCTGTAATGCCAAGCGCCAAACTACTAAGTCCTAACCGTTTTCGGAGTCCAAATGCTTTACTACTCAATGCGTCTCTCGCAACGTATTTTCTTGCACAAAGATATTCATTGATATCTGCAGTCTATAACAATTCCATGTATCTACGTCTCCTCGGAGTTCGATACGCCTACTCACCAGTGGTGTTCGGTATTTAATTGTCTGTTGGTATTTCTGCTGTTGTGTTTGTCCATGTGTGTAATATTAGATTTGTGTAGAGTGTGTTGGTGGTCGAGTTCATGCTGCAGAAAGTGGTCGAATAGCTTAGATATTACAACAAAACATGCAATGACATGTTCTTTCTGAATGCGTGCTAGCTTTCCAATATGATATGTATTTGTACAGGTCCCTTTACGATTGGAACTATAGTGGTAAATAGTATATTGGTCTACATGATGGCAAGCAATCATAGTCATAATAAATTTCTATTACAAAGGCAGCCGATACAACGTGTGGTTTCTGGGTCGATCCCGCATAGTGTGTTTGCGTCTCTATTTTATACATTATTCTCATTCAGTGGTGAACTTTCTTCTAAAGTGATGTTGTTTAACTTGAATGTTCGGCTTGTTCCAGGCCTTGCGTAACGTATGTATAAAAATCTTCGATTAGGCCCGAGGCCGGACACATAAACATGAGCACTATACTTCCTGCCAACAACAAGATCTAGCATATTCCAACGTGACTTTCATTCTAGTGAATTTTATAGGGTGTTTATTTTACAGTGGTTTCAGTATTATCAATGGGGTGTAGCATTGGTTTGTGTATAGGAACTCGGCATTAGAGGTAAAAGATTTTCTCTTGCGGTTTAATTGTGCTTGTGCGTGGTTTAATTTGAGATTGCTGTCTAGAATGGTCTGTCTAGAATCCTCAATTGAGGCATTGAGTATACAGCTTTAACTCAACTCAGTGTTGAAGTGGTGTTCTATAATAAATTGCTTTATGTAGTGGGTTTATTATAGTGTGTAAGGTGTTTTGTATTCAACTATAGGGTTTACTAAAGTCGTGATATATATGTTGTATTTGGTTAGTTAATTTGTTAAAGTAAACCCATAAGATATAAATCATTATCAGGCAGAAGCCATAATAAAGGATTGTAAATATGTAATATAAGAAGTTTGCAATTTTGTACGAACATGAGATAGTATTTACAGTGATTTCATACATCCGCCGCAATCTATTTTGTTTATTTATGCGGTTTAGCAACTGATTATCCATTTCTAGGTCTGATTGTTGGGGGGATAATCGTATAGCTGCCGTTAGACTTTCGAGGTAATAGGGGGATGTAATGCAAGTTGTTTGACTTGTATGATGCGCTGTTCGTATACAAAGCATCGACCTTAGCATAAGTAGGGATAAGATAAGCCCAAGTGATAGCAGTGAATATAACCAAAAGCGTGACGCTTGCTGCCAAGAGGTCGCGAAACCAGTAGTGAGGATCAAGATATTTACTCGAAGTGATTGAACACTTCAAGTCTTTATCGATCACGTCAACTACGCTCGTAAAATTCTGTTGATGAGAACAATAGCAGCTCTGCACGCCACCAACACTCTTACAATAGGCATAACCCATTGAGGTACAATGTTGGGACGCGCTCGCCTCACAGAGTTTGGTCGAATTGGCACCTCCATTAGAGCTCTCCTGGGCATATGTAAGTGCAAAGAGGTTAAGGCAGACGAAAATTGCGATTTTCATAATTTTAAGGGGTTTTTATATTTTAGTAGTATAGTATGATCATATAATTCTGAACAATTTGAGAACAAACAAAAGAAGAACTCCAAGGATAATGTAGAAAAACATAGGTGTTTCAGATGGTATCGCATGCATATTGCCAATAGTGGCTATTATGCGTTGATTTTCTGAAGCTAATAATTTAATTTTAGTTTCGAGGGAATCCTTAAGAGTGGCATATTGTTGATTAAGTATTTCATCACTAGAAGTATCAATTCGTAGTTTAACAGTGTTATTTATGTGTTTAATTATAGGGTCTATATCGCGGAGATAATAATTTTCAAGTTTATTAATTTCTGAGGGGCCTATATAAAAATCTGGATCTGTTGTATTGAGGCGGTTATGAATGAAAACGTTGTTCTTATTTAAATTGGTGCACTCCACAAAATCTGAAGTGTTAAAATAGTTTCTACCAACGAGCACAGTCGAATTGCAATTAAGCATTAAAACCGAGCCAGTTAGTGCTGTATATATGTTGTTTTCATTTAATGTGTAAGTAGTATTCTTTACGAAGTACATGGTATGTGGTGGTATAAACATAGCGGCTGCTGAATATTCAGTGGGGCTAGTATAGAGTTTAGATATTTTATGCAAAGTATCTACATAATATTGGCCACAATACCAGTAAGAACCTCCTTCTCGACAGAATCCGTTGATTGGTGTTTCCAAACAATATAAGTCAGTGCAAATGGCACTTCCTTGATAATTATTGTAGGTTACATGTGTAGAATTAATTCCAATTGGTAGTGCTGAAAGCGTTGAATAATAAAAATTATCATTGTTAACATGCGAAAGCTTAGTTATTGGGATATATATATCAAATTCAAGGTCATAAAAATTTATGCCAGTTACATTGAGATAATTTACTTTACCATAAGAGTAAGGGATGTTTGAATCAATAACAGGGATAGTAAAGCCAAAGGCCTTAAGTTTATTGATTAAATCAGAGTTAAAAGATCGCATGTGTTCTGAAGGAAAATGATAATGTTGCTGTATGGAATTTAGGGTTTCTATATAGGCAAATCGATAATCGACTATAGTTTGATAAACACGGAAAAGGGAGCTAGTATATGAAGATATAATTGAATTAATACTAATTCGTGATTCTAATGAGTTAGTTGTATTTTTAACCTGTTCTACTAGGTTGTTGATATCTGATATATAGCGCTCTTGATGTGAATTGATCGCAGTGACGAGTTGTTGAAGTTGTTTATAGTGTAAGTTTGTACGAGCATTTACAATAGTTAGTTGGGATTGTAGGTTCTGAATAAGCTCTGAGTTAGCGTTAGAAAATTGCTGCATAGAGGTAAGACTAGATTTTAGGGAATCCACATCAATGTTAGTTGTGCATTCACCGCCAAAAACCTTAGCAGCACTGGAAACTAAAGGCCAGCCACAAACATATGAGGAATCCCATCTACGTTTGCGAATTTTTGATTGAGTGGGTGTTATAAAATTTACCTTATCACAAATTTCACCATTAAATGAATTTATAGTTGTGTTATAAATAACATCTTTGCAAAAAGCAAGAGAGGCATTATAAATGGCATCTGTGTATTGGGGTAAAAACATGTTAGCTTGTGCATACTCAGTAGGACAAATAAAGGCCCACAATTGTGAACGTGTGTATACGAAGATATCTTCTGTATGTCTAAGCCAATAACTGGCTAGTGGCTCCAATTGTAGATTACCGTCATCAAGGATTGATTGAAAATGTTCACCTATAGTGGTTACATCTCCAGCGGGCATAGTTGTTGTTTGCAAAGGGCAAGGTGAATCCGCATTTAGGTAATCATTAAAGGGGTGCTTGACTGGCTGAATACCTAGATATCCAAAAAGTACATGAAAAGCTTCTACAAGGGGTTGGTATGGAGTTCTAAATGAATTAAGTAATTGCTCGAATGATGTTTTATAATTTATGGCACTCTTATATAAATCAGAGCCAAAATTATATCTTAACGTAGTCTTCAAAAAGTCGTCAACCACAATAAGAGGCTTATTGTAGGAAACAATATGATGTGTGCTCAAATCAATACGGGTTAAACAAGTGACTGAACTAAGCGTCAACAGTAAGAGCAGGCTGAGTTGCAGTTTGGAAGGCGTTGCGTGTGCGCAATAGGATGGTGTTGAAGGCATCGGAGAGTTTACGTAAGTATTCTCCCTTTTCCTCCTCTGAAAGAGTTGTATGTTTAAGGATCGCATTGCGCTCAAGAGAAGAATCTTGAACAAAGACCCCAACCCCGAAAGTATGGATACAATGGTCAGCATCCTCAGATTGACTGCGGTAATAAACCTGGTCAATTCGGGAAGCCATTTTTGGTTTAAAGAGGAACTGGACTGATGATCCTGTTTTCTCATTGCGTCTCCATCCCATATGGTTGCGAGCATCGAATTCTTTTCCGATTTTATATCGCTTACCATCGGTTTCGGTGTAATTTGGGCCTGTGGCAACTGCTTTCTTTGTTTTCTGGTTGGTCGGGGGTTTATTTGATGTTTGACCAACTCTGGTTTGGCCTGTTGTTCTATTCTGTTGAGGGCGCACACTCGAACCAGCATTTGGTTGTTGTGTGTTCCTAGTGTTTCTATTAGGATTGCGTCGCTGTGGCATTGGGGGTTTGTTTGTTCCGTTGTTTGTGTTGTTTTGTTTGCCTTGTTTCGGGGTGCTAGTTTTAGCTGTATTTTGTGAAACTGAAGACGACATGGTGAAGTGATCATATATTAATTGATTGCTAAAAGGTTATTTGGGAGAGTATCTGAAGATATCCAATCTATAACGCAGGATGGGGTTTTTGATGTTTTGCGTCATAGAATACCAATGCTTACGTAACTCGCTCCGCACGTCATGTGATGTCCAGCCTTTTACAGTTGGCTTACGCTTATCCGCGAAGACTATCCATAACTCTGAAGAGCAGGTTACAGCATTTACATTACACACTCTTACGTATGTAAAGATTCTTGACAGGTTTTCTAGTTGTTCTAATGCAGTGCTTGTGGCACCACGACTTGTTATTTTCATGATTAGTGTTCCTGTATCTAGAAGATATTTATGGGTATAATCGATTAACTCAGTTATCCAAGTAGGGTCATCGTTGTTATGGATGTCAGAAATTATTAATTCTGTGGGATAACCTATAGGTAGCATATCTTTTAAAGTTTTCTTAAAGTGTGTTGTGTTGTTATCTAATTTTAGGCGTGGGTCAATGTGTATGAATTTACTTTGTTTGAGGTGTCTACGAAATTCATTAGCAAGTATTGTTTCACCGTAATTGCTAGCTGATCCAGGTAAAATGACTGGATATTTAGCATTTAGGGTTTTGCGGGGTGTATATAAGATACTATCTTGAAGGATCCGAAGTACACCAATGGCTTTAGTTTGCATATGGCAAGGGTTATTTATCCGAGTGGAATAACCGGGTATCTCAAGTGTTTGATGATCCCAGGTATGTGGAGCTAAATTTAAGTGTGCTTTGTTGTTTAATTCTGAGCCTGTATACACAAAACGATAACCGTATTGTGTGGCTTGAGAGATTTTGCTAATGATATCCATCTGACCGTAATGCAAACTACAGACTATAGTCTGGAATTGGCTGCCTAATGTAGATGAATTTATACAATCTGGTGTTGATGTGCAATCTGTAATGATTGCTTTGTGTGGTTTTAGTTCTAATTCACAAGATGAAGAATATAGTGATTTAAAAACATCGGTTCCAGTTACTTCCTGGTATACATGGCAATACTTGGCATATTTACTGTTCAAATATAAACATAGGCCAGTTGTACCTAGATTGTAATAGTGTTCTTTATTCATGTCGCTAAATATGTATGATGGTTTAGAAAAACCATTGATCTTATACCAGTGACTATCAAAATATATATGCTCGTCTGAACTACAGATATGGGTGTTCATATCATTGTGTAAGTTTTTACCTTGTTTGATATCTATATTATGCAGAGCATTTGATAATTTTTCCTTACCGCAACCCATATTACAGTGTGTTCTAGAGGTGTTAATAGATGTATAGCGCTCATACCACTCAATCTGAAGCTCACGTCTCAATTTGCACATTTCAATATTGAAATTGCGCAAGCGGTAATCCATAGAGAGGAATGCACGTAAATTAGCTCCTTGTTCATAGGCTAATTTTTCGAAGTGAGGTTGAACTAGAGATTGAAAAATGCATTGAGTCATTATAGCATCGTCAAGTGGGTCATGTGGGGTAATGGGAGTATGTATGGTGTTGCAGTAAAAATCATGACAATCTTGTAATTTATTAGATGCAATAGATTTAGAGATTTCCAATTTAAGCTTTAATTCATTGTTATGTGTCACACGTAAGTTTCTCTCATCTGTATGTTTATTTTTGTCTACGCTGAGATCTATAATCTCGAGGTTTACAAAATGAGTGATATTAAGTTGTTCTTTAAATTTGTGTGCATGATATTGGCAGAGGTAATAAGTGTGACGGCCTTGTGGTGAGGCATAAATTGGTTGTGAAAGGCATCTAGATGCTATATTACATGTTTGTGATACGTCTGGATATAGTGTATTGGCTCTTAAGAAACAGTGGTCACTAGTTCCAGCCCAAGTAACGATAACGGGTTTTACATGAACATTATCGATACAAAAGTTGAGCATGTGTTTAACATCCACAATAGTATTATCACTAATACCCTTACATACAGCGTTGTTTAAATGTTTAAATTGTGTGGGAAGATCTTTCTTCATCCAGCTGCTGACATATGTAGAAGTTAGTGGTTTGTCTTTATCCTTAAAATTGTACTTTATGGGGGTTATTCTATTATAATTGTCTTTTATATAGCGCATTGGTGTTCCAGAAATACGGCGCTTACCATGTTTACTTGAAAAGCCATATGATAGCATAACAGGCTCTGGGGGATTATCTTTAGGGTTTAAAAATTCTGAGTCAAAATATATATAGTCATCCAAAACCACATTCATAGGAAACCTACGTTTCATAGTGTAATCTTCCTTGGGCAACTGTCTAATATTCATGAATGACTCTGAAGCTTTATTTTGTAGTGTAGTTGGGCTATTCAATTCTATGATGGCTTTACCGCTATTATTGAAGATTTTAAAATATGTAAGTTCATAGGCCTGTAATTTAGCATATACATCTCTGTATAAAAATGCTGGGTTGTTATCGACTGGTGGTACTGTTATGAATAGCACAGATTTTGCACGGGAAATGGCTACATTAAACCGATTAGGATTTAATGTGAAGTTATTAATTTGGGACAAGCATAAAATGACAATGTCGAATTCATCCCCTTGTGCGGAATCTATAGTGCTTAAATTTACATATTCAGGTATAACCTTCAATTGCTGTAAGGATGCAAAGTTTTGTAGTTGAGATTTGTAACTACAAATAATAGCGATTGTAGGTTGATAATTAAAACTGGCATGTAATGATAAAACTTGGCTAACTAAAACCAAAATATCAAGAACTTTTTCTGTTTCATTCTCATTGCGTATTACGCCTTGATTTCTATATGAGGGTCCTTCGACTTGAATTGTATTAATCGGGTGTAGTGGTCGTATAATTCGATCAGAAGCCGCAGTTGCACACACCATATCTTTATCTGCATAATACAGATCTTTAAAGAATTGGAATATACTCGGGTGACATCTGAAATGGTGTTTTAATACAAGAAGCTCTTTAGGATAAGTTTCAGCATAATAGTTAATGAGTGTATGAAAGCGTGGTAATAATGGTTTTCTAATTTCATCAACACCGCTTAATTGCTTAGGGTCTCCCGAAAACAATACACGAGTTGACAATTTCAGATGAGATAGTCCTGTCAATAAATAATTATCCGATGTAAGGCTGAACTCGTCAAGAATTACTAAATCCACATCAACATGTTGAACAGTTGGAAAGCTTTGTATAGTAGTTACACAAATGCAATCCTGATCAAGCATATGAGTGCGGGGTGTTATATAGGGGTGAGGTTTAAGTTCATCTTTCATTCCCTCAGTTATAATTCTAACGAGTCGAGGATTTTGTATGTTTCGCTTTCTCATGACGTTTGCTATTTTATATAGTAAGGCATTGGCAGACTGATGGGATGGTGTGTAAATTAAAATCTTAAATCCACTTTCATGGAGATGATTAATTAAGATAGATAAGGTGTATGATTTACCAGTGCCAGGGCCTCCGAACATGATTTTGAAACGTTTTTCGTTTAATTCGCTTAACAATACATTTATATTGTCTACCACATTGGGTTCGGCAGAGATTTTTAATGAAGGTTTAAATATTGGAAAGCGTTTAGCGAGTATCGGTAATTGTTGATTCCATGCTAGTAGTAAGCGTGTAAATTCTGGTACGTGTTGTGTAGTATTTCGAATGATTGCACTTAAGGTGTTCAAACGTCGTTGACGTATAAAAGTACTATAATTAGGGATTTGGATGTCAGTTTGCCATATATGAGTGTTTTTGCTGCTTAGGCGGTAATATGTAGGTGTAAAAACTACCTCGCGAGAACCTATTAAATAGGCATATGTTGAATGTTGATCGAGTTTATATTCTTGAGGTATTTCAATGTGGTATGTACCAATTTCTTGGATATTGGTTGGTGTGATGGGTATATCTACCACACTTGCGTCTAAAACGCGACTTTCCAATTTTGTAAGCTGCATTACGAGTTGATAATATGGTCTGACGATTCCATATGAACTCAATTGCATACGCACTCTAATGCGATTAGCTAATTGATTTGCTGGTAGGGTGTAATCTTGGTGTAGATATGTTTGAACAAGACTCATAAAGTCTTCTTTAATAATTAACTTATGCGGGTGTGCCTGTGTGTAATTTGTATAGCATTGTTCAAAAAATGATATACGTCTGGGTGCTGTTACACAGTAATAAAGGTGTGGTGGTGATTTAGGATTCACATTGTTTTGTATTAAACAAGCGGCATTTTTAGGTTTATGTGCTTCACAAAACACATTTTTACCAGAGGTGTATAATACGTTGATGTCGGTGGTATAACAATGGGAACACTTCACTGTTCTACAATTCAAATACAAGCAATTATGTTCTGAATATTGTAGATGTTGTTCTAAGTGGGATCCATGAATGGAGTCTGAACTATTGCAAAAAGCGCGTTCACATGTAGCACATGTGAGATAAGCATTTTCTCCACAGACATAGCAATTGTAAGTGATTAATTTTCCTTTATTAACAAGCTTGTTTTCATTGTTTAATTTGTCTTGTTCGTATTGTTGTATCATTTGACGTTTAAATAAAGATAAATTGCGATAGCGATGTTGATATTTACAGAGGTATTCCATATAGTTACTAGATAAATCTAATCCCCATAAGTGGTCGAAATTTTCATACATATCGCAATTCCTAAGGTCAAATGTTACATCCTGTAAATCAGGTATTTTGACACAATCTAGGAATATTTCCTCAGTGCTATCTAGTTTTTGTTCTAGGTAGTCACGTATTATGTCTAGTAGTTTTAAAGTGGGTTCGGTTGGTTGATCTACAAATTTAAAATAATACATATATAAATATGAGAATAGTGCCAATAGACGTGTGGTGTTAATTTGTGGGTCTAAAGTATTCTTATTGTCACTCAGGAGCATTGCTGAATAAATCCGGCCAAACTCAGGTATAGGGTAAACCATATCACCAAACTTAATTGTGTCTTGTGATAGGAATTCTCTAGCATAACGTTCGATTGCATCTATGTGGTATTTGTGTTTATTCTGGGCAATCATGTAATAACTAATCATATGACTAACTGCCATAAAATCGTCATAACGTATAATGCGTGGGTCAAAAACTAGCAAACCATCGTCACTGAGATATAATCCCTTGGCTACGTTTAAACGGATGGTTTTAAGAACATCAGTCTTTACTAAGCGGTCGGTGTTTAAATCATCAATATAGTCGGCGGGTATTTTCGTGAATACAATTTTGCATAAACGACTGCGTAATTCAGATTGTAAATCTACATTTTCAGGGGTGGATTGTATTAGCTGTATAATGATAGCATAAAAATCAATCAATAGATGTAGTAAGGAATTACCGTCTGCAGTTCTACTGTTTCCAGAAGTCACGCCTCCAGGTTTCTGATGTAATTCATTGCCAAAGACGAGGTAATCGAATAAAACTTGAGTGGTTTCAGCCATATATTCGTGCCAGGTTTCAGCGGGATTTGCATTATTTCGTCTAAGTTGTGTGGTTTGGTCAATTAAACTGAATAAAACATTTGTTGTAGTCAGTTGCAGCATATTTGAGATTCGGCGGTCCCATTTAGGATAATCTTTTCCACCTAACACAGCATATTGTGCTGTTTCAGGGTTATCAGAGGGCGAATTTTTATAAAGTTGTTTATAGAATTTATCCCAACCGCCATATTGTGCAATAAAACCAATTAAAATTGGTCCACCGTTATTAGCTGTGTACTTTATTTTATCGAGGTGCCAACGGTATAGTGCACGTCCTGGTTCTGATTTATTTATGTTTATCGCGAGGATAGTACGATCTCTGTGTTTTGTTGAATTCGCCACCTTGTTTATAACTAAGGTAAGCATTTGATCAGCAGAATGACGTTTATGATAAACTAAGTCATCCCTAGCCGAGCCATACAGTTGACGCATGAATTCCGCATCTCCATGTCCACGGTAAGGTGTACCGGAAGATTTATGTTTGTGTCGTACAGGTACTTCTGAAGGGACCATGGGACAGTTAGGTAGACCATCTGAAGCTAGAATTTCTTCAGTGAGCAGTTGTTTTAATAATTCAACAGCCATTAAAAATACTGTTGGTGAAACTGATCCTGCGGTGTTCTGATTAAACATCTCCAAATCCTCCCTTATAGAAGCCTCTGAAGGAGTCTTAATATAATAGGGGCTTGTAAATGTTGTAGCGGGGTCATGTACTGAGGGGTTTGGATTAAGCGGGGGTATGAGTGCTGTTAACCCTGAGTTGTCGATATATTCTTTCAACTCTGAATCAACAAGCAAATCAGGTTTAGTTTTCATTGTATATGTGTAATCACTGCCTGGCCTAAAGGTTCCTATTTTAAGCAGTGCTGTGTCAAATTCAACAAGAGGATTTACTTTACGTGGTAACTGGTAATCTTCTAACTGCGCTTTCGCATGTATACATGAGCCAATGTCATATACGGCTTTTATATCATCTGTAATCTTATCTTTGCAGAGCTCACAATCCAACAGTGGTACAGCTGGTACTGAACCAACTATAGGAAAGTTTGCCTGATGTGTTTTCTCATAATTGATTGAATCAAAGTGTGATAGATTAACGTTGGCATCATATAGGTTATGTAGCCAGATATTTAATGACGTGCGTAGCATGCGGTTATGTGACTCCAGCTCGTAGGGGTGGTCAACTATGTATAGTTCATGAATTGTAGCATCTTGTGGCATAGCATTAAGTATATCACGTATGTTATTAATAGCACTGTGATTAACAAAACAATATGTGGGGCCATTAAAATTTTTAACGTTACTGTGCGTCAATTCGATGTACTCTGGTATAGGTCTAGTGGGTTTAACTATAATGTTAGTTACTGTGTTGTCTATTCCAGGGATTTCCAATTGGGGGCATTGCATAGTGTCATAACTATTCCATAAGGGTTCCGGGTCCATAGCATATATGTTGAGTTTAAGGTATTGTGTCAAGTGTTGTATTGTAGGGCGATAAAGTGGTGTGTCATCGAATGAAGCATCCAATGGAAGATTTCTAACACTGTGTAATACTGATTCAAATTGTTGAATTAGATCCACAGAGGAATCCACATTATGCTTGTATATGGGTTGACTTATGAAGTACATACCTGCATGTTCATAGATTGAGTATAATGAGTGATAATAAGGTTGCATTTTGCGTAGTTGATCTACACATTCTACATTACGTGGCTCATCTAATTGCAAGTAGTCCTCAAAGTCTAAAATCCCATTTAGATCTACATTGTCTGCTGTCAACACAAACTCGTAACTCCTTAGGAGAGTGGTTGTGGTTTCATATACCTTAAAATTTAGTTTGTGCATTAATAATCCGAATTCAGCAAGGAATCTACGGCAAAGCAAACAACAGGTGTGCTGTGGACAAGGTGTGTGTTCTTTAATTTTCTTAAGTAGATCTTGATCAAGTTTATGATACTTAACTTGTGGTAATGTATCGTAAATGGGGTGCCAATTTTCATCTTTAATAACACCGTAAAGATCGGCAACACTAAGTGCTGTCATATCTAGGCGTTTTAAATAAGGGATAGGTTGTGTTTCTAATTGATGTTCAATAAGAAAGAGGTCTGATTCTTGGTTAATTAGTGTATCATAAACAAGTTGTTCATATTTAACATGAGCTTTAAATTTAACGTTGACAATTTGAGATTGTTCATTGACATATGAAGTTGATGTTTTATTGCAGGATATGTCAATGGTATAGCGCTCAACACCTAATCTCTTAGTGTGTAATTGATGGTAACGGGCTACATTACTATTCCTGCTTAAAGTACGAGCCCATTTTGAAAATCCAATGGGGTTTGATCAATACGTTTGAGCATTTCATAAGTTGTTTCTAAATTGTCATTAACAGTTGTACGCCATACCTGTGTATAATTCACATACATGGCTACGTGATTAGTGGTTATTTCATCATAAGTTATGTGGCAAACATGTACAGGGAAACTCAAAGTTTTAACAAATCGAAGTAATTCGTAGTGTAAATTGTCACTATCGGGTTTGAGTTTTAATACAAGTAAATATTTGTGATTTTCACGCAATTGTGATAACAACTGTTCGTTAATAGGAGTACGATATGTGGTATCTATAGTGGGTTCCTGTGTAAAGTTCTCGTTATGAACAAAGGTTCGTTCCTGTAGTTTTACCTGAATCTGGTTTATCATAGCATTTAAGATAGCCAAATCAGTGGGACATACGTCTGATATATAGTAGTAACCTTCAGGATCGAGATTTTTAAGTTTTAGATTAGTGATGTTACGGTAACGTGAAGGTGGTGGAATTATAGCTTGTGTACGTCTCATCAACCAAACGCGTCCGTTATATACTGCGTTTACATCTCCATTGTTTACATCAACAAAGTTGTATTCGAGGCTGTCTGGCTTGATGTTAATAGGTGTTAAATAGGCTTGATTGGCTACCTGAGTAGCGTCACTAAAATGATAACTATCATTTTCACAATTGTGTTCACGCCTAGATAAGCATTGTGTGCAAGGCATACAAGATGGACAGCTACGGTAACGAGAAATAAAGTTGCTAAGAGTTGGATATCTTTTGACGTCGGAAGGATACAATCCTCCACAACGTGGATGTTTATTCTGGCGATAATAGTTCTTGCACTTTGGACATTCTTCTACGTGTTTATACCAAGCATCTTTAATCTCCATGGTACAGTTAAAGTAACCATGTTTATGTTGTTGTGTACAGACGAATTCCGCATCTCCACACATACTGGGTAATTTCTGGTAACCATTACCAGTCCATAGTATTGTCGTGAGGGTTGTAAAATTAGTAACAATAGTCTGATTAGAATAACATTTTCCGGCTCTACGCTCAGCATAATACTGACTTTCGGGCTCAGAGGGGTCTAATTCTAAATTCAAACCTATAAGGGCCTTCATGATCTTACGGGATTCATTTTGTAACATAAAGCGATTTGCAAAGCAAGCGTGAACCATATGTACTATAGCACTAGCTATATTTTGATTTTGACGTTGCATCTTACGGATACGATTATTCTGTTCCATAATTAATTTAGATTCTTTCTTACGCTCATCTTCAATGCGGCGGGCTTCAATTTGTTTCTGTTGTACTTGTAGATTTATCTGTTTATTAAACAGGGCAATCACACGAATTAAATTGTTCAGAATAAAATTTTTATCCTTCACATTAGAGGTCAAATGTGCAGCTGTTAAGAAGTCTTTATGTTTATATATTTCCGACAATAATGGTATTAATTGTTCGTTAGTTTCGTTGTTCTCTCGGATTCTATTGATATATCTAACCAGCATTTCAGTAGCTCTGGTTAAAATTTCACGATCGAGGGTTTCTGGGGTCGAGCTCACTATCATATAGCGTACGAGTTCACCAATATTAGCATCATTCAATGTTTCAATATCGAACTCAACGTTCATATTCTTTAAGGCTATAATTGATGCCTTAGCATCCATCAAACGATTAGCTAAATGTTCTGTTTCATTACTGGTGCCCACAATCTCTGTGGTGTGTTCATTTTCATCGAAATGGATTGAAAAACCCTTCAAGTCAAATTCACCTGCATCGCTAATATATGCCAGTATAGTTCGAATCTGTAGGTCATAGTTATCTATCTTCTCGAAAACCACGAACAGAATTGGATATAGCTTATAAATTTCATCGATGTATTGTTGTAACAATTCTTCCGCATTATGTGTACTATTCCAGTTAGCCATTAAGTCATCAACATTGTTAACAACTTGGCTGAGTTCACTGAAAGCTGGATAAGGTTTAATACACTTAAGCAAAGTGGATAAATGAGTACACAAATTCTTACGAGTACCGAGTTCTCTAGCCACACCCTCTGCAATTTTTAAATTCTGATTATCATAGGTAGTTGTCATAGCTGTGCTGTTTAATTTCTTGTATTTAAGACCACAAATTTGTGCCCTCCATTTTACAGGTAAATACAACAAGCCTAGATAAGAATTGATATATATATGCGGGATTATGCAGATAAGGGTGATTAGGGTAAGTTTTAGCACTTTATTCATCTTAATGAACAAAAGCACAACAACGGCCACAGCAGCCACATAAAACGAAGGGTGTATCTGTGTAAACATGTAAATGAATACATAGAGCATGTCCATAATATCATCAAAACCGTTATTAACTGGAGTTGGTAACATTAAGGGATTAGATTGATTTCGATATGTGGTGGTGGATTTATCTGTTATGCCATATTTAATGCAAGATTCAAAAGTTTTGGTACCGATTAAAGTAGTCGTGTACTGATTAAAATTCTTGACGAATTGATTATAGTCTACATACAATCCATATTGTTCATACTGTTCTGCTGTAATATTGAAATCTGACAACAAGCGTTTGTCATAGGGCATACGGGCATTAGTTGAATTAGTGAGATATTGTAAGGTCTCGAGGGTAGCCATGACATTTCTAAGTGGATGATGATAAATTACCTTATTTGTGTTGAAATCATAATCAACTGGTTCAGGCAAATTTATTTCATTATTTAATGTGATCATTATTTCAGAAGGATGTTGCATTTTGTAACTTGTCCATATGTTCGACTTACCTTGAAGTTTATCCATAAAGACGACGTCCTCGGAGCCAGCACAATGCAAGCCCAATAAACGGCCTTTTGTGTCAAAAAGCATACCTCCACAGTCTCCAAACACAGTTCTAATATCGTGATGTCCCTCAGACATAAAGCCAGTGTGCACACAAAGCACATCTTTGCCTTGTTCACTGTCATAACGGGATAAATAGAGGGTCACAGGACCATTATATGTTAATGGTTCAGGGTGAAGTTCGATATCAACAACACTGTTGCGGTCTACTAGTGGGATTTTAATTAATGTTCCAATCAATTCAGCAGAATCAATATCATATTTAGAGCGTTCCAGATTTTTACATTTCTCCAGACCTTTTCCATTGTTATAACACACTAAGAAGTCGTTCTTGTTTGAGCCAAATAGATGTCTCTGGATATAAATATAACCATTAACTACAGACCCTCTAAGGCTCGATGCGTATTTGTTACTCATATATGTGATCAATGGATTTATGGTTACTGGAAGACCAAGCACCTTATGTGGAATCGAAGGATTCGACGCGGCACTTTTGTTCTTAAAATCGGTAGATGTCATCAATGATTGCATCATAATTTCATTGTCACGGGAAAACATGACACTGGCATTATAACTGGGAATATGTAATTGATGGCGTGGGTTAAAGGGTGAATCCTGTACCGTTGCACGATAACATGTAGCTAGATAAATACATTCTAGCAGACTTTCTTTGTTTAAGTCAGCTACGTTGGTATTAATTATTTTACGCAGGTTAGACTTAGCAGCTTCATCGGTTTTCTCACGGGTTGAATTTCTATAGCGGACCCAATCTGCATGAGCGACCTCATTTGTAACATAAGAGCGCTTGTAGTTGGGGCGTTGTGATAGGTAGTGGATATATGCAACATACGAAACCAGAATGGTGATTACAAAACCATAACTGGTAAATAGGTAAGGAATAAATATATAATACAAAACGGCCATAACCTCAAAAGCTAGAGTGGATATTTGTAATACATGTCGACTAAACTCAGGTTTAAATCTTTGTGTTGTGTAAGACATAAGGTCTATAGTGGTAATCAGCAAAACACTCAATACTAGTAAACAGCCGTAGCTATTACCAATCAAGTATGGCAAACTATTATAGAGTTTCACAAGGATATATGAACCATAAAACTTAGGGGTCAACAACCAAGGACCGAAGCTATACAAGAAGATTAAGGTCATCTTCACAATCATAGTGGTGGTATATTCACGAATGGCAACTGAGATAACTAAAATTATAAGCAATGCTGCAGTATACAAAATGAAAAACCATCCAAACTCCGAGATAAAGTGATCTAAAAATTGTACTCCTGTTATGTAAGCATAGCAAGAGAGTGGTGCTTCAGTTGCGAAGGCTGGTGTAGGTGAAGTATCTGATTTACAGTACTCCAAGTAGTCTTCACGTATAGTTAATACATGTTCACCGGGGTTTGTGAATAGTGGTCTAAAATATATATAGTTGTAGTCCTTATAAATAAAACCTGTGGCTTCAGTAAGGTCGTGGTAAGTTTGTTTGGTGAAAGGTGTTTCCAGCTTGTGGGTATAGTACTCGTTAGCATCTACTCCATAACGCAATTTCATGACATAAATGTCTTCCAATTTATCCTGTACGCAATCTTGATACAATACAATTGTGTCAGTGTGGTGTAAAAATTCACAAACCTGTCCAGCGTCAAAAGCACGCTGTCCATGTCTGTAAAAATCACGTCGTTGGGGATATTGGTTGGCAAAATTTCTCTTAATGTCATTATAAGCCTTACGCACATTGTTGTATCGCAAGTGTACACTATCATAAACAGTGTCACATACGACTCTAGATACATTATTGAAAACTTCAACTGTATCAGCCAAGTAATCATATGCATAATGGCGTTCTCTATTAAATACCTCTAATAGATATGCAGAATAATGGGTATATGTATTAGCTGTCTTATAGATTATATTTTCAGTGGGGGTTACAGTGGGTACTACAACAACTGGTGTTGGTGGTTTTATTCCAGTAAGATGTTCCAATGTAATGGTAAAGACATTTTCGGTCAGTCTAACAATCAATGGTATAAGCATATTCTGGTCTAGACTACCCCAACGTTTGGTGTATAAATCTTCAACATCCTTCAATCCGTATGCAACTGGGTCCATATTAAATATATTTTCGTCAGTATGCACAATTTCGAAAGCCTGTTCAGTGTTAATAGTAGCGATTATGACAGCACGAGGAACTAAAGGTTCATATGCATCACAAATTTGGAACAGGGATTGGATAGTTTGAGGGGATATTTTATCAATATCGTCAATCACTAGTACACTGTGTTTTTCTAATTGAGGTTTTAAATCGTTAATTAGTGCACGATAATCTTCTAGATATTGGGGTTGATTAAAATAGGTATAATTTAAACGTAGGGCTAACCGATCAAAGCAATTTTCTGTGGCTACAATTAAATCCTCAACCAATGACTTAACAACTAGGTCAGAGTCATATAAGAACGTAGTAGTTGATGGGCTTTTATTCTGTATGGCATTTTTAATACCAACATTGAATTGCACAAAAACTTTGTCATCAATTTTAGGGTATTTTGTTCTTAATGTATCCAAGGGTAGAGCGCATTGTATTTCATTGTTGACTTGCTTAATTTCTACTGTATCAATTTCTTCTACATATACAAATTCTTTCTGCAAAGATATACAAAATTCGTGATTGACACCGCATTCTAAGTGATTTCCATATTTATTGTAAACAATAATAGTTTCAAACAATTCTGGATCATATACACAGTACTTATCTGTGTGTTTATAGCAGTTATCATTTTGATATATATGACGGTCTAGGGAGTAATTATTATATTGCAATACACCAGTCTCCAAGTTGTCATACATAAGTAATTCATAGCGTTGAAAATAATGTATATTTGTGTAAAACTCTCTAGGTGGTGCTAACAGAAGAGGCTTTACTGGTTCTGGTTCAATTTTATTCATGCATGTGCATGTTTCCTTACAAGCGGGGTTGATCTGAATGGGTGTACCTTCTGCTTGGTGTTGGATACGCTTGGTCACACGTGTTGTGATATTAATTTCTAAATCTAGGGGTTCATGAGTAAAACCGTGGTAGTATATGCATGATGGGAGTTGGCAACTGATCTCTGTACTTTGAGTCGTCAATTGTACAATCCTACCCGCATATTCCTTTGTGTACGTGTGTTGCTCTGTAAACAAAATATTACTTTCTGAGATATTAATATTGTAATAATTCAACAATATCTGAATATCTAGATATGTTTCAAAAGTGGATAATATATAAGTGTTGAAAGGTAAAGTATTAGTTAAAGCTTTGTGTATATCAGAATTTATTTCAGGTTTTAACACATTGCGTAGGTTCAACTGGGGTTTGTTTACAGATAGGCGTATTAAATCTACATAATTAAATCCATCTACAGAAAAACATTGCTTTAAAGCTTGCTCATAATTGTAGTATGGTAGGTATTCCTGTGTTAGGTTCTTAACTTGATCACAATAAACATCAGCTTCGGCAGCTAATTGATACTGGGTACAAATAGTGGAGTATGTAGTATTTATAATAGAAAGCATAAAAAGCATAGACATGAATGTAGGTCCAAACATTAAGCGAGGGGCTTGACGATGTTTGAATTTTTCAATCTTGGGGGCTTTTGCATTAGTGTGCTGTAGCAACTGATTTTCGGATTTTAGAGTTCTCTCTCTACGGGGTTTTTGTTGGTGTTCCTGATCAGTGGCTTCATCTTCATTATCTACAACACGATTCGTTACCTTTTTGGCCTTTAATAACCAAGCGGAACGGGGATCTTTAAGCTCATTTTGTAGGGCTAAGGTTAGATCGGTGTCGTTAGTAAATGTTAATTCTTCTACACTTGTGTGCAAATTCATAGTGGTTACATCATTGATTGAATATGTGGTATAAACCATAAGGTTATCAATAACTGTGGATAAAATAGCAACTTGTTGTTCAAGTTGTTCTTGATTATTATAGGCAATAAAACCTAAGTGTGGGTATTGTGCAGTATTGTTAACGTATATTAGGCCTATATTAGCTTCAATTGTGGTTAGCTGAGATACAGCTGCTTTGGGTGCTAAGGCGAACTTACTAGGGATAATTGTAGTGGGATTACCAAAATTCTCGCTAAACAACTTAGAGTTTTTCTCAAACGATTTAATATTATGAATAGTAAAAGTTTTCAAATCACTCAGTTTTTCGTTATACGATAATAATTTACATGTTTTAGCCAAAATTAGGGAATCGAATGTAATGGTATGTTTAGGTGATTGATCGACATGTCCATATAGGTTGCATTTCTTACAATAACCAACTAGATTAGTTCTATCTACACGCGCAAAATCCGACGATAAAAATATATTTGTCCTAAACTCGTCACGAGTGTAAGATGGTATCTGGTAGTACAGATATTTTCGAGTGAACAAATAGATAAACTTTTGCAGTAAGCGTTTCAATAAATTGTCGGCCACTGGTCCAGAAAATGGATTTTTGAGCTTATGGCCAATCAAATAAATGATAGCTAGTGTAATTGGGGTCCAGATACCGAAAACCTTGATGTAAAAGGCATCAGTAGCTAGTGCTTGATCACGCGCAAGGGCAACATTGTCCTTGTTAGCGAAATCGTGGTAAGTCATATTGGGGTCTGATCATAGACGGTTTACGACAAACACATTATTTTCCACGTTAACGCGGTATTAATTATTATTTATGTACCAATAGATATTTAAGAAATACCTATCAGAGCAATATTCACTAGCCGTTTGTCGCAGGGTCAAGATTCCTAAAAGATGTTATTTGGGAGAGTCTTCTCAGTGGTTCTTTAGCAATAGACGTGGCTAGTTAAATTTCTAGAGTTTAGCGTCTCTAGACGACGGACTGGGGTTTTTACTTTAGTAGTATAGTATTATGGTTGAATACAAATTATTCTTTAGT